GCCGCTGATCCCGAGGTGACGCCACCCGCCCCAGATGCGAAGCCATCCAAGGCAAAGCCCAAGGCTAACAGCAAAGCGGCGGCACCGGAGGCCAAGGTCGGCAATCCCGGCCACGGTGACGAACTCTGGTCGCAGGTCCGGGCGCATTGGGAGGAATGCCGGAGCATCAGCCAAACCGCCGCGCAGTTCGGGCTCTCGCCCAACTCGGTCAAGACCCGCGCCCGCCGCGAGAACTGGAAACAGGGGGTGACGGCATGAGCGCCGGGACCGACTGGAAACCGAAACCCGGCGACGGCATGACCATCTGCCACTACAGCGACCGGACCGCCTGCACGGTGGTCCGGGTCAGCCCGTCCGGCATCACGCTATGGATTCAGCAAGACATCGCCACGCTCGACGACTGGAAGCCCGAGATCGTTCCCGGCGGATTCTCCGGCCATTGCGTGAACAACGACAGCCAGCGGTATGTCTATCAGCCTGACCCCGATGGCATCATACACCGCGCCCGCCTCCGCAAGGACGGTCGCTATCGCACCCCCAACAACGAGCGGGTGATCCCCGGACGCCACCAATTCCACGACTACAACTTCTGATGAAAATCGAAGTCACCCGCTACCGCAAACCCGATGGCTACGCCACCCGCTTCTGGTCGGTCACGGTGAACGGCGAATTGCTCGCCGTCACCGTTTACCGCAAGGGGGCGGAGGCCGTCGCCTGGGCTATCGCCAACCCCATACCACACGACCATGTTACGATCCTTGAAGATACGCCCAACCCCGGCACCATGCCTTGCAACGCCGCCAATGGCATGGCGGCCTACCGTGCCTGATGACCTGTGCGGTCCCGCCGCAGCCATCGCCCGACGCCTGGTGGCCAAAGCCCGCAATCTCCGCAAGCAGCCGGATGTGCCGGTGAAAATCCTGCTCTACGGCCCGCCGGGTGTCGGCAAAACCAGCGTCGCCGACATGGTGGCGGCGGAACTGTCAGGCTGCCCGCTGGCGGTCGAGGAGTTCAACGGCAAGCTCGTCACCGTCGAGGTGGTGAAGCAGTGGATGGCCGGCCTCGGCATGTCATCCCTGTTCGGGATCTATTCGGTGAGGATCATCAATGAGATGGACCGCTGTTCCCGCGACGCACAGGACCTGTTGCTCGGGTATCTTGATAGACTGCCAGCAGGACGCGCCGTGATCGGCACGAGCAACCTGCAACTCGACCTGCTAACAGAGCGGTTTCAGACGCGGTTCCAGTCGATCAAGATCACCGCCCCATCGACCGCCGAAATCGCCAGCATGTTACGCCACCGCTGGCCGGTGGATGAAGCGACCTCCCTGCGGATCGCGGTCGGGTCCGGTGGATGCGTGCGGGCCGCGCTGGCCGACTTGGAAACCTGGCTTGATGCGTGTCCATGTTGACAGCGGGGCCACGCCCGATGACGGATGAACCCAAAGCACGCACGCTCGCCAACGGCATCGAGGTCTGGTGCAGCTTCGACAAGCTGGTGCCGGTTGGCGAATTGAAGCCCAATCCGCGCAACCCCAACACCCACCCTCAACGCCAGATCGAACTTCTGGCCAAGAACATCCGCTATTTCGGATGGCGGCAGACGATCACTGTGTCCAAACTCAGCGGGTTGATCGTCTCCGGTCACGGCCGCCTCATGGCCGCCAAGCACCTCGGCGCGGAAGTCGTGCCGGTGGACTATCAGGACTTCGCCAGCGAAAGCGACGAACTCGCGGTGCTGGTGGCCGACAACCGGCTGTCGGAACTCTCGACCGTGGACCTGAACGAACTGGAAAAAATCGCCAGCGAGTGGAAGGCCGCGGACTTCGACACGATCCTTGCGGGTTTCGAGCCTGCCGACCTCGAAGGGCTGCTTAATCCGAATGGCGACGGTGATGACGACGATGACGAGGACGACCGGCACGACAAGGATCTCGACAAGAGTGATGTCACGGTGGCGGTCGGACTCTATCGGTTCCGCATCACACAGGCCGATTTCATCGCATGGTGCGATCAAGTGAAGCAGGACGCCGGTTTCGACAAGGAATCGGTTATCAAGGAAATTCGCATCCGCCTCGGACTATGAAAATCACCCTCGAACCGCTGGATGCCACACGTCCGAGCGCATACAATCCCCGGTCGGCGGACCCGGCGCGGCTTGACCTGATAGAACTGTCGCTCCGCAAGCTCGGCTTCATCGCCCCGATCTTCGCCGACGCTGACGGTGAAATCCTCTCTGGCCACCAGCGGCACCTTGTGGCAACGCGCATGGGTGCCACACATGTTCCGGTTTTCCGCACCAAGGCGCTCGATCTTGACCAGCGCAAGGCGCTCAACATCGTGTTCAACCGGGCAACCAACGATTTCGATTTCCACCACACACCGGAAAAGATCACCCGCGAACTGGAATCGCTCGACCTCCAGGCGCTTGCCGCCCGTATCCCCGACAAGCAGGTCGGCAGCGACGCTTTCCTGCGTTGCGCGAAGCCCGCGGAGGTCGGCGTGAAGGATCTCTGCAAGGCGAACGCGGGGCGATGGATCCAGTATGCCCGCAACCTCGCCCGCACGCTTCACCGCAACGGCATCCTCATGCCCATTGTCTGCCGCGAGGATCTTTCAGTCATCAACGGCATCGGCCGCCTGGAAATGTTAGCGGAAAAGGGAGCGGCGTTCGCGCCGGTCGTGTTCGTCACCGATGAGGAAGCCGAGTTCGCCCGGGCCATGATGAATCTGCTCTCGATGGATTTCGACATCCACAACCGCTATGCCGACATGCTCCGCTTCAATTCGTTCCGCCGCGCCCGCCGCGTCCGGCGCGAGTTGGGCAACGGATTTCTGTTTGAAGTTCACGGTGCGAAGCCATGCAAGGATTTCGACATTGCCAAGCCTGGCGACCGCGCCCGCTGGACCAGGGAACATGGCAACACCATCCTCGATTTCGGTGCCGGCCACCTGACTGAAACATTCCTGCTTCGCCAGCAGGGCATCGACTGCACGCCGTTCGAGCCATACCGGCTGGGCCCGGGCGGTATCAACAAGTCTGAGAGCGTGGAACTCACCCGGGAGTTCCTGGCCCAGGTGGCGGCGGGCAAGGACTGGACGAGCATCTTCATCGCCAGTGTGCTCAACTCGGTGCCCTTTCACAAAGACCGCGAACACATCGCCGTGCTGTGCGCCGCGCTGTGCCGCCCGTTCACCAAGGTCTATGCCTGCGCATCGTCGGCGGGGGAGTCGGGCTGGCGGCAGGTCACGGGCAAGGCGTTCATGAACGAGTCCAACGCGGGCAACATCGCATTCCGGCTCGACTATGAGCCAGGCATCCGCATCGGCGACTTTCAGGACAAACCGAAAGTTCAGAAATACCATACCGAAGCCGAGTTCCGCGATTTGTTCGGCCCGTTTTTCCGCTCGGTCAAGGTGCGCGACTTTTCCAACAACATCAATGCGACCTGCGCCTCGGCACTCCCCGTTGACGCGGCCCGCCTGCGCGAGGCCATCGAATTCGAGTTCGATCTTCCCTATCCGGACGGCACCCGGATGGACCTTGTGAAATGCGCCATGGACTCTTTCTCCCAACGTCTTCAGACTACCCTATCAAAATGATCATCCTGCTGGACCTCAACTACACGCTGGTGGCCAATTCGCCCAGGCACGGCACCACGCCCGAGCGCATGGAAAAGCGCCTCGCCAGTGAGTGCTACCGGCAATGGCTGGTGGAACTTGTGCGGCCTCATACCGTCGTGCTCATCACCGCACGTCCCGAGACATGGATGCTCAGAACCCTCGACCGCATTGAGGAGCAGACCGGATGGCGGCCGCAGGACGCATGTTTCGCCTCGCGTGGGTGGTTCAACCCGCCCGCCATCAAGGAGCATCTGCTATTGAAAGCGGTGTTTCCGATCCACGGGAGGGATGCCGGTTATCTTGCCATCGAGAGTAACCCAAGGACGCGGGAGATGTATGCCAAGTTCAATATCCCGTGTTACTGGGTGACCGGGGAAGGCACCTGCCTGACCGAAGGGACGCGGATCGTGAAACGCCTGCCGCGTTGACACCCGTCACGCGGGCATGAGCGACACCGATCATGTGATGCCCGCCGGTCCCTGGCAATTCGACAAGGAGGTCACCGATGTTTTTGACGACATGCTCCAGCGGTCGATCCCGCAATACAACGCGATGCGGATGGTGACATTCGAAGTCGGTAGGAAATTCGTGCAACCCGGCACGGCCATCATCGACATGGGATGTTCGCGAGGCGAGGCACTCATGCCCTTCGTTTCCACCTTTAGCGACGCCAATGATTTCCTGGGACTGGAAATCAGCGAGCCGATGATCGGGGCGGCAAGCGAAAAGTTCGCCAAGCACCCGCACGGCAAGCGCGTCACCATCCAGCGTGCCGACCTGCGCCACGAGTTCCCTTCCGTGACATCCAGCCTCGTGCTCTCGGTCCTCACGCTCCAGTTCACGCCCATCGAATACCGCCAGAGGATTATCCGCCGCGTGTTCGAGTCGCTGACCCCCGGCGGTGCCTTCGTGCTGGTGGAAAAGGTGCTCGGTGCCACCTCCGATCTGGACCAGGCGTTCGTCGAAATCTTTCTAACCATGAAGGAACGCAACGGCTACACGCCCGGCGAGATCGACCGCAAACGCATGTCGCTCGAAGGCGTGCTGGTGCCGGTCACCGCTCGATGGAACGAGGATCTTCTTCATCAGGAAGGTTTCACCTCGGTCGATTGCTTCTGGCGTCACCTGAACTTCGCCGGATGGGTGGCGGTGAAATCATGAGCAAGGGCACTCCAACGTCGCCCGGGACCTCCGCGTTGCCCGCCGATGTCGCGGAAAAGATCCTCGACGCTGATTTTCAGAACGTGGTCCGCAAAGTCGCGGCAGGCAAGCCGCTCACCGTGGCCGAGAGATCGCGTATTGAGGCGCGGGCGGCCGGCAGCGTTGAGACGTTGGCATACGCCAAGACCCTGGTGGAACTCGCCGCCGTGCTGGGCGTGACGCGCCGGACGTTGAACGCCTGGCAGAAGATGGAAGGTTCCCCGAAACCCATATCCAACGGACTCTGGCCGGTGGCCGACTGGCGCGAGTTCGTCAGGGTCCGCGGACTCAAGGCGGGCAAGACACCGGTTGGCAACGAGGAAGCGCTCAAGGCACGCAAGTTACTGGCCGAGGTGGAAGAGAGGGAATTGAGGATCGCGGTCAAAAAAGGCGAGTATGTCCCGATCCATCAGGTCAGAACCGAATGGATCGGACTGGTCGCCCAGGCCACCTCCATCCTGCGGGCGAAATTCGAGAACGAATTGCCGCCCATTCTATCAGGCCTCGACGCCACCGGCATCCAGCGTGAGTGCCGGAAGGCAATAGATGAAGTGCTCCGCTGCCTTCACGAAGCATGAAAATCCTGCACGACATCTGGCGCGAGGCGTGGCAGCCCCCCGACCGGCGACCGCCGTGGGAATGGTGTGAGGACCATGTCGAGGGCATTCCGTATTCACCCAACCCCGGCCGATTCCGCTCGGAAAACTCGCCGTGGATTCGCGAGGTCATGGAGGCGCTGGTCGATCCGCGTGTCCGGCTCGTTTCCATCATCGCGTCGGTTCAGTCATCCAAGACCACCGCCCCGGAACTCACGCTCTGCTATATCATCACCAACCTACCCGGTCCCGCATTGTGGCTCGACCAGACTGACGAGGATGCCCGCGACTACTCCGAGGCGCGGTTGCAGAAACTCTTTGACCAGTGCGAACCGGTGGCCCGGCTCATGCCCACCGGCATCCACCGGCACAAGCGCAAGAACAACGCCATCCATTTCAACAACGGGATGGTGCTTTGGATTCTGGGGGCGCACAACAAGACGAACCTGCAGCGCCGTTCGATTCGCTGGCTCGTCGGCGATGAAACCTGGCGGTGGCCGGAAGGTCACATGTCAGAGGCGGAGGCCCGCGTCACCGCGTTCGGCTGGTTGGGCAAGTGCATCTTCATGAGCCAGGGCGGCGAGGAGGATGACGACACGCACCGGAAATTTCTAACCACCGATCAGCGCGAGTGGACGTTCGCCTGCCCCGAGTGCGGGCACCGCCAGCCGTTCAAGTGGGAATGCGTCGAGTGGTCGAAGTCGGCCAGGGATGAATTCGGCGATTGGGATTTTGATGAAGTCCGGCGCACCGCCGCCATGCGGTGTGAGTCATGCAACCACCATTTTGATGACGGTGACCGGATGCGGCGCGAACTCAATGCCACGGGCAAGTTCGTCGCGAAAAACCCGAAAGCGTCGAAAGAAAACGTCGGCTTCCACTGGAACGCGCTGTGCGCGATGAGTTGGGGACAGCTTGCCGAGTTATACCTTCGAGCCAAGGCGGCGGCACGCAAGGGGGATGTCTCGTTGCTCCAGCAGTTCTATCAAAAGCGGCTCGGCCTGCCATGGCGCGAATACGTCGAGGACTACAAGCTGGAGATCGTCAAGTCAGGTTACAAGCGCGGCGAGACATGGGAGGAGGAAGGCGCCATCAATCCGAAAACCGGCGCCATCATGTCAGCACCACTGCCGGAGCGAACGGGATTGATCCCGCTGCGCTTCATGACAGTGGACTGCCAGATGGATCACCTGTTCCTCGTGGTGCGCTCGTGGTCGGCGGAAGGGGCGAGCCGTCTGGTTTGGAACGAACGCATCCTGACCTTTACTGACATCGACGTGATGCAGGAACGCTTCGGCATCCATCCGAGCCTTGTCTTTCTCGACGCCGGCTACGCGACGTATGACGTCTATCGGGAATGTGCCAAGCGCGGGTGGGTGGCGCTCATCGGCGACCGCCGCCCGGTCTATGCGCACAAGGGGCGCGACGGCAAGACGGTGCAGCGGTTCTATTCACCACGCCGCAAGGTGGTGCTCACGCTCAGGCAAAGTTGTTTTGTCCATTACTGGAGCAACCTCAACATCAAGGACACGCTCGCCCGCCTTCGCCGCAACCAGGACCCGTCGCGCGGGCCGACATGGGAGGTGCCCGACGACATCGACGACGAGTTTCTCGCCCAGATGGAAAGCGAGCAACGGGTGAAGGAAAAGGGCCAGTGGATGTGGAAGCAGATAGGTTCACGACCGAACCACTACTTTGACTGCGAGGCAATGCAGGCCACCGCGGCGACCATGCTCAAGATCATCGGACGGGAATCGGTGGCGAGTGCCCCGGTTGACACCCCGGACGGGGAACCATGAGAACCCTGATATTCCTCGCCACGTTGTCCCTGCTGCTTTCCGCCTGCACCACCACACCCCCGGTCAGTGGCAGCATCTCCAACAAGATGGGCACGCTCAAACTTCTGCCCGACGGCCGCGTTGAAATCGTCATCGAGCCCCGCACCGGCAAGTAAGCCGCAATCCAAAGCACCCCGCCAATCATGAGCGCATCACTTTGGGTCGCGATCCAGCAATCCCTCGGAATCACCGCCGATGGTATTCCCGGTCCCCGCACCGCGCAGGCCGTCGCCGCCAAACTCGGGATTGCCATCAACACCCCCGTCTCCACGCCCGCCGTCCCGGTTCCGACCGGCAGCAGCATCGACTCCCGATCCGCGGGCAACATCGCCACACTCAGGAAAGACGCACAGGCGAAGGCCCGCGAGTGGCTGCTGAAGTGCCTTGAGGAGGGCATCAACGTGAAGATCATCACCGGCACCCGCACCTATCAGGAGCAGGACGCGCTGTATGCACAGGGCCGTACCAAGACGGGAACCAAAGTCACCAACGCCCCGGCCGGTTACTCATGGCATAACTTCGGCGTGGGTTGGGATTTCGTCGTCTTTGACGCCAACGGCCAGCCGCAGTGGGAAAGCCCGCTGATGGAACGCTGCGGGAAAATCGCCGAATCGCTCGGCCTTGAATGGGGCGGCAGTTGGAGCGGATTCCAGGACACCCCGCACATCCAAATCAAAACAGGCTGCACGCTGGCCGAGGCACGGCAGCGCGTGAATGACGGCACCTGGTGGAATTGAGCCATGGCACGCGGACTGTTCATCACCGGATTCACCGTCGCCGAGGTGCTTGGCATCCAACGCCGCGCCAAGGAATTGCTACTTGAGGGCAAGACCGTCATGAACTGGAACGACGCGGACACGTCTGTATCGAAGCAGTTCGCCATGCCGATTGCGGAAGTCCTTGAGGAATGCGCCCACGCGTTGCGCATCCTTGATCCGGCCACCTATGGCAAACCCCGCATTGCCACAACCTCATTCATCGACGGCTACCTCCCCAAATGATCAGCTTCAAATCCATAGCTCTCCGTTGGCTGCCTCCGGTGCTCGTCCCTAAAGCTTGGGGGTCTCCGTTTGAGGCGGCTAACTGGTCGCCTCGTCGTGGCACGGTGCCGGGTGCCTCACCGACCGATGCCCGCAACGAACTCACGCCGGGGGTGCGCACGGAATTGGTTCGCAAGTCGCGCTATCTCCACAAAAACAGCGGGTTTGTTAGGGAGTTGGTCGCCAACATGGCGATCTATTCCACCGGCGACGGCATCCGCGTCCAGGCGCAATCCGCCAACCCGGCATGGAACCGCGCCGCCGAGGATTTCTTCGCCCTGTGGGCGGCTCGTTGTGAGATCACCCGGCGGTTTTCGTTTGAGGAATGCCAGGCGCTCGTCTGCCGCGGGATGGACATCGACGGCGAATACTTCGTCCACAAGACCCGCGATGCCGAGGGCGAACCGCGCATTCAGTTGATCGAATCGCACCGCATCGGTGACGAGTTTGGATCAAAGGAGACCATCGACGGCGTGGGCCTCGACGCATGGGGCGCACCGGTTTTCTATCGGGTGTTGCAGGATGACGGCAAAGGTCGCGACATCCCGGCGCCCTCGATCCTCCATATCCATGAGCCGGAATGGGCCGGGGGCGTGCGCTCGCATCCCTCGATGCAGCACTCGATCAACCATGTTCTC